ACTACTTGTTCAACTGGTTGATTATTTCTCTTTTCACCGCAGCTATGAGACGTGAGTTCTTCACCACCAGTTCCATCGCCTTGCAATACCGTTCAGGAACTTCTACTGCTTCACTTGAGTAGTAGATCTGCTTTGCCAGTTCCTCAAAACCGATATCCAGCAGGATGCTACCGTTATACATCATTTCGTTACCGACCGTTTCAGCGGTGTCGAAGGTCTGTTTACCGCCTTCGAAAGAAGTCTGCGCCTCGATTCTCTTAAAATTGATTTTCATATTCTTTTTGTTTATTATTTAGGAGTTCCAAATATTATCAGCGTAAAGAATCTAGGATAGCATTTATTATTACCCGGATCCCAAAAGATAACGTTGAAAGAGTTTGTGCTAAGACCATTATAGCTAGAGAAACAAGCTTGCCAACTTTCGCTTTCTCTTTGTCCGGTAGGAAGCACTAACGGGTAATAGTTGGTGTGGCCCAAGTCATGCGTAAACCAGTATTCTCTCGAACTGTTAAGACTAATGCCTGTTATATTTATCCCATTACCCCATCTTTTATTTATACCATAGGTTACATCATTTCCATTTCTTGTGGTAGAAATTTCAAAACATCCCAGGACCCCAGGCATGCACCAGATATCATCAGACGATGACAGCTTCCATAAGCATCCTCCAGCAGCGGCTATTGCATAATTAGCTCTTCCGCCTTTTGTCTGATCAAATTGAGTACTTCCAAACGCATTAATCTTAACAGCTATATTTTCATCGCTACCTGACGCCTGAAACATAGAAGCCGTTTCAAATCCGGCAATGCCAGGCAGACCATTGCCAAGTACCGCTTTTCTTGTCGCAGTATAAGTTTCACCCATTGATGTTCGTGTCTTTTGTGTTTCAATGCAAATAAACGCATCGCTGTTATCATAATTAGATAATCCATATCTGTCGATTTCAAAACCGCCTATGCTGCCGGACGTAGCTGTCACATTATTAAGCGTTGCGTTATTAAGCGATACGTCATTAAGTACCGCATCATTCGCTGTGATGTTATTCATCGTTATATCCCCTGCTTCATTTACAAGGAATGTATCGTTAGCTATGATGTTGCCGTTGAACCTAATCTGATCTGCGGATATCACTGCGTTCGAAATCAATCTTCCTGCATCATCTTCCGTGATGAATGTACTGATTTCAGCCCTCTTTACGTATCCGTCAGCTTCGGCTTGTTCAGTAAACAACTGAGTGAAACCTGATTCAGTAACAAGACCGGATGTGCTGATATTGCTGACATGACCTTCTGCGTCAAAGGTTATCTTTTTAGATAACAGTACATTGAAATCATCGGTTGTTACCAATCCGCTCGTATTAATGTTTGTGATATTACCGGAATTATCAAAATGGATTCCTTCTACAAGAGCGGCAATAGAATCCTTAGTCACCTGTATAACAGACGTATTTTTATCTGCCGTTTCCTGTGCATCTCTTGCAATTCCCAGAGCGTTTAGTGCGTCCTGAGCAGCATCATACGCATCGCTGATACCTTGATTGGCTAGTCTTTTTGCCGCTTCGATGCCTTCCTCCGAATCCGTTACGGCTGCGAGTATCCGGTCACCTAAATTCTCAAGATAGGCAGTGGTAGCCGTTGAGCTAGGTTGCCAGTGTTTTATAGAGAAGGTTGTTCCTTTTGCCTTGGCAGTGATGCAGACGAGAGAGTCATTCTTATAAGAGATGCCTTCGCCGGAATAGGTCGCATTCGCCCACATATCGCCGATATCATAAACATCGGAATCCTTTGGCTGGGATACAAATACTCGTCGTTTCCCGTCAGCGGTATCCTGAGCCTTGGATGCGTCTTCCAGTGCTTTCAGCGTCAGATGGTCCGTTATATCATTCCAGCTCCATGAACTGCCATCCTTTTCGAATCTGTATCCATGTCCCGTCAGACGGTTATAGAACATGTCCTGCTCATGCATGGTTTTAAGTTCGTCAGTAGTCCAATCGGATGCCGGCAGGTTCTCCAGCGTGGGATCGTAGTCAAAGAACCACAGAGTGTATTCCTTATCCGTTTGCTCCCTGACAAGATCCATATCCGTTTGAAGGTCATTAATAGTATCGTCTATATCTTTCCCTGTGGCCTGATTAATGAACTTAGCGGATATCTCACTCAGTACAGTATTCAGGTCGATAAGTGGTTCCGGCATTGTATAGGAGTTGATACCTTTATATATACGAATGTAGGGACCGCCGACTGTTACACTGTCCCAGACGATTGCGCCTTGACGTACCGGATCTGTTTCGTTACCAAGCTGGACGATATTATCACCCACAGAAGGCACATCACTACCGGATGCGCAATTCGTTTTGGAGAGTTCTATATAATCATCACCACATCCGCTCACATAACGCCAATAAAATGTTGTTCCGGTCTTCAGTGCAAAAGTCTCACTGATAGCAAAATCACCGACTTCAAAGGTATTTCTGACAATCCGTCCTTCGGCATCGGTCGTTTTGAAATAGCATCTGTAAACGTCTCCCCTGTCCTCAACCTTGTTACAGATGATTCCACCATTAGTGTTGTACTGTTTCCCTCCTATATAGGTAGACTGCTGCACTTGTATCTCGTTGATGCTTAACTTTTTTCGTATGTCAACGAAGTCTATATCAAGATGATAATTACCTTGTTCATCTTTATAAATACCGAATCCTGTACTGCCGGTGGAGAAATTATTAGAAATGATGTCACCGACAAGCTTTATCTGTTCGAGCGTGGATGTCCCCTTCGCATTGATACCTTCAAGGAAGGTCATCAGCTTCTCAATCGTTTCAGCTATGTCTTTTCGTACATACCGATCATCATTGTCGTTGTTGCTGCCGATAATGGCAAGCTTGAAATGTTTCTTACCGTCAGTTTCAGGGATGCTGTCATCCTTTACGAGTTTATAGATCATTCCATTCTCAATGACGGAAACTACTTGTCCGGCATAAGGAACATAAGCCTCCGTGTCTGTATTACGGGCATAAACACGGGCTTCCTCCAAGGTTTCCCATACATCTGTCGAATCAATCGAATAAGCATTGACACGCTTATATCTGCCAGCGAAACTATCCCCTTTTATATTAAGTGCCATAATCAGTTCGTTTTAAAAGTGAAATTATCCGTCTCGGTGCTTGTCGTAGCCGTACTGAATACATACATTGTATATTCCAAAGGAGCACTTCCGTTAATACCTTCAACATTGATCTTTCGCGGAGAAGCTGCGGAATCCAAATCCATGAAGTTATATTGGTATCTCTCCAGTGAAACATCCTTGATGGTACCGTTTGGAATACAGATAACGAAAGTCTTATAATTGTTTATCGTAAATTTGTATGCACCTGCCCCCTTATACAGCCCGCTGCCGGAAAGTGCCCGTACCTCCGCCGAACTCGCAGGAATTGAATTACAAACTCCGGCGAACCACTTACGCCTCACATTTACACTGATCGTATTGTTTATAATCTTTCTTGATATATTCCCGTCTTCACTGGCACTATATATAACTGTTGCCTTATATGTCTCACTTTGAGTATATACACCTTCCAACTGCCTTACAGCCGTTTGTACACCGCCTATTTCTTCAGAGAAATTCAACTTATTATTAGATGCATCGTCATAAAATGCCGCCTCCATAGGACCTTGACCATTCCTAATAGCAGTATATGTTATAAATCCTTTTTGACTACCGAATTCGACGTCATTTGCTGTTGAGATTTTACTCTTCAATTCTCCTGTTGATTTTTGCGATACCATTTTAATGAAAGCATCCTCTATTGTAGTTCCAGATAAAATGATATCACCTGCCTTATAATAACCGATTTTATCGATCGTAACCATCACATCTTTTGAGAACTTTGTTACAGTATCCACCCCATCATACTTCTTCCCTATCTGCTCTGTTACATAGTCATTAATAGCTCCGATAGTTGTCGTATACCACTTCTCTGAATAAGGTTCCTGGATTGGGAATAATGCCCCCTCGGACAAAAGCAGACGAGGGAATTCAACAAGTCGAGGGGGCACTGTAAAAGAACCGACTTCAGGCACTACAATTTCAAGTGCTTCCGATGGAAGGTCAGTTCTAGGAAGATTCAAGAATGGTTTGGCATCAGCGTATTTATAAGTAAAAGTATAGTTGCTGGGCAACTCCTTATCTGTATAAGACACATTACTTTCTACCACTATGATAGAACGAAAATATGAGTTGATATAAAGATACTTTTTCAAGGAAGGGAAAAAGTCCAATAACCAACGGCGTTCTTTCATGTTCAGATATCCTGTATCTTTTTGAAACTTTCGAATAGTATCGACACGATATTCAAGGGAAACATCTTCAATTTCAGCTATATTATGTGTATGCTCTCCCGTAAAATCCGAAGAGCCATAAGCCCGAAACGTATCGATACCTCCTAATGAGTTCTCAAAAAGCACCCATTGTTCGGTTTCCGACTTCATATCCGAAGCATAGTATCGCTGTACATAAGTCAAACGCTCTCCATTCAAGTTTTCAATCCATACGTCATAATAAGCAGGCAGTCTATGCTCCAGCCTTTCTGCTACTGAAGCATATTGTAATGGAATAGTATATGCTTTTCCTGTTTGTAATTCAGCAAGATCAATATCATTTTGAGAAATGACATTGCCCGACTGATCAGTAAAATAAGCATGAAGCTTTGCTTTACAGTTTAATGTTGCATAGTAAGTAAGAAATTCCGGAGAATAATAAGTAACCGGTTTTATGCTTGGCTGCCAAGTCAGAAAATTCTGCGTAAGAAAGTTCGTTGCTGAATCTGCAAGCATATCAACACCGGTACGAATAGCTTGGAATGTCACTTGCGTGCCTGATATTATAGCCTTAAAAGTAGACACCAAAGAAGGTTGTTCATATATCACCGATGAGTTTTTGAACAAGAAAGACAAACGTGCATGGACAATATCCTTTATATTGATGATAACAATACCATCTACACCTGGAGAATAACTCCGGGATACAACTTCTTCCCCACCCTGTTGGAGTACGAACGAAATTGTATCCGTAGTACCGATACGAAACTCCTTAATATTTCCGCTTAATGATAAAGCATCAGGTTTCTGTAAAATGGTCATAGCTCTTTTTTATGACGAAATTAACGGAAGCATGTAGCAAACTAAAGGACAGAAAACATATCAATAAGGAGACTTTATCGGAGTAAGATTAGCCACAACGCGATAATAATTTCTTTTTCCTTGTCTGTCATCCCAACAAGCTGCGTATGATCGCTCATAATATACCCCTCCTGCAGCAACCTGCTCCTTGGTTGGAAATGGAGGGTAAATAGCAGGAAGAGTATTGCCGCTTCTAGCAGCTGATATTTCGAACTTAATTAGTTCTGCATTATATTCAGCTTCTGAGATATCATATACGTTTCTATTTAATCTCCAGCAAACAGCATCATCCCTAAGTGGAAATCGTTTTTCCTCTGCAATGGCTGAGTGTACCGGTTCGTACAAACGGGTCGTATAAAAACTGGATTCAGTCGGTTCATTATCTCCCCCGATACAATATTTAAGCTTATCGATAAAAAGTTCCTGACCGTTAATGATCACTTTTCGATGTGAAGGAATAGTCATCTTTTGATGATCAGACAATAAGATATCACCTTTAACCTCATGCATTGAATTTCTCAGCAAGTCATCCAAAGAGCGATAAAACTTCTCATAGATTCCGTCGGGACCATTGTATAGCAATGAATAATCAGCAAACTTCTCTTCACTATTCTTGTAATTTGTATTTGTCCCGATATTATATCCATCAGTTCCTTTATAGATTAGACTTAGCATTGGGGCCTGCTCTTTATTTGATGCCGTTTCATCAGGTTCGGCATCTTCACTTTCTTCGGAGGATGACGAGTTAATTACTAAGGTGGAATTTAACGAACGGCCTTCTCCAATATAGGGAACATAAACCAGTGAACGTTTATCTCTTAGGGCGGAAGGACGGTCCGAACTTGGAAATGTTTCAAAGACCAAAGAGAACATGGCATCAGGACAAGTAATTTTCTTCTCCTTCAATGAATTATCTCCATCTAAATAAGGAATATTGGCAGAGCATATACATTGTTTTACAGTAGAATCATCTGTAAATCCTATGCGGTAATATTCTCCTGTAAGTGGATATAAGCAGGCATTAGGATATTTAGCTTTCAGATCTGAAGTGGAATCATAAGTATCTCCCTCATCTGAAATAACGCTTTCGGAGGAAAGATTTACTTTTTGATATTCCGGCACATTAAACTCAAGTCCGGAAGTTAAGCAATCGGTCAGATCCGTCTCAGCTTTCATTCTAGATACATCATTAAAAAGCTCTATTGCCACAGTCCTCGTCACTTCGTCCGGAATAAATTCACATAAAAATTTCTTTCTAAATACATTCAGGATAGTATTGCATTTGCAATCCGGGACCAAGTGCGAAAGCAATATAGTGCCATTTACAAGAGAGTCGATGGTATTGTTGACAAACACCATCGACTTAAATGGTTCGGTCACATCGAAGAAGTTCTCCAGCAAAGTATAACCGAAGAAAGAAAATATTCTCCTCAAAAGGTAAGGTGCACGAATAAACGGACTCATATAATACCCCGGATCCAATTTGATTTTAACATCATCCACCTCCTCGACACGTGGAAACACATTATAAAAGTCAAGAGTCCCTGTTTTAGTCCCTTTGATATAGCCTTCACTATCCATAAATTCAAGTCGGTTTATATAGCGCCGTGCATTATCAAAATCGACAAATACCGGGAATATTGAAAACTGAGGATGTTCGTTCGTTAATAGTGATCGGCAAAAATCAATCCCTTGCTGTACCGTCTTTACTCCCGGAATTGTTTCATCTACAAAAACGTCCCGTAACGATGCTTTAGATATCTGAGACAGGAATGACCCCTCGTTCAGATAAAATGATGTAGAAATTGTACTCTTACGCTTAACAGTCAAGATAGCCTGTCTGCATGCCGAGAAATATTCACCCGATGAGATGGTAGCCTGAATATCAGATGGCAGCTTCCGCATCCCTGTTATGTCCGGATAGCCCAACGCTTTCTGATTCCAGTCCGAATCAGGGATATCAACCGGCAATGTCTGTTCTCCCCATTCATTGAAAAACAAGTTAGGACGTTCAACTTCAAGTTGTGTGCCGGGAGTAAGCTGGTAAGCTATTCCCGTTTTAGCATTCGTGATTTTCATACTTTATCCTTTTGATCCGATTAAACGACTGCGATCACGGAGTGTCTGTTTCTTTTCAAAATCACTTAGAGCAACAGACGCATTAACTCCCTTCTCATCAAGATTAATAATAGCTTGAGCAAACTTTTCCATGAGCTGCGGTGGCAATGCCGCACCACTTCCGTCATTTTTAGGACCGGGCAATGGATCCGGTTGAGAAATACTTCCTCCAGAAGCAAAACCTGCCATTCTTGAACGAATGACCTGATTTAGATCTAAAGTTCGAATGGTCCCGGCTTGCTGCGACTTATCAATCATATCAAGAATAGGGGCTACAGTCGGATTATCTACGGCGGCATTACTGGCCACCCATTCCTTTGACTGCCCAGCCGGTCCTTCTCCCACGATTACTGTCGGCTTGTCTATGAATCCACGCGCATCTGGATCATAGTCAGCATCGGCAAACAGTTTTCCATCCTGAGCACGACGTACATCAATCTTACCGCCATCTTCACGTCCTGTTGCAACCCGTTGCCCGGAACCTTTCGATGAACCGCTCCCACCGGAGAGAGTCATATTCTTAACCTTTTGTCGTTCAGCATTAGCCGAAGCAATCTGAGCAATACCCGTGACTCCCATGAGGGCAGCAGCTACAGCTCCGGCAATCGGACCAAGATCGGCGAAAGCCTTCATTATAGATACGGCAGTATCAGCGATGATTTGTGAAGTTTTGATAGCGAAGTTTACATCTGCATATTTCTTCTGAATATCCAGTTTCTTTTGAGCCTTCTCCTTCTCCAGGCGTTCAACCTCTTCCGTATTGCCCTGTGCCGCTTCAATCTCCGCATCATATTGAGCATCTACGTTATCCATTTCAGCTTGTTGCAATGCCTGAACAGCACCGGCAAACAAATCTGAATAATAGTCAAACTGCTTTTTAAATGAATCACGTTTCAGATTTTGAACAGCCTGTTCATGTTCCTCATGAGTAAGAGTCTCATTGTCCAGATATTCTTGCAGTTGCTGAAGCTGCATATCATACTGTTGCTTTTGATTTAAAAGCCCATACTGATTCCGAATCTGATTAATACGGTTCTCACTATCCTGAACTAACTGTTCTTTTGCTTTCAGGTAAGCAGCATCAAGTTCCTTGGTATCAACATTCTCTTTTTCAGCAAGTGCCTTCCGTGCCTGATAAGTCGCATCCAGCACTTTCATTTGTGCCTGCAAATCTTCTCCGACTGTAGTGAGTTTAAACTGACTCTTAAAATCCTTAGTCAGATCATTCATTTTAGTCTGAATAGCCGCACGTGCATTCGCCGCTTCCTGATCAGCACTAAGTACAGCATCATTTGCCTTTTTCACGGCATCGGCTTTCAACTTGCCATTCTTCAGTTCAAGATCATTAATGTCATTCAGATATCGTTCTTCAATAGCCAGCCGAGTCTCCGCACTGGCTGTATTCAAAGAAAGTATCATCATATCATACTGTTCCTGAGTGATACGTTTATTCGCTAATTCACCGGTCAAGAAGATTTGTTGAGACTTGGTTACCTCCTGTTCTCTACTTAAATCTTCCTGACGCAGTTTCTCAACAGCAGCGACCTTCTGTTTCTCCATTGAGACTTCCGTATCGATCAACTTGGATTTCGCATCTACTATTTGCTTTTGATATTCAGATTTTTTTGCAGACTTCGTAGCACTACTTTTGAACTGCTCAAGCAGTTTGATCCGCTTATTATAATAGTCCTGATCAGACTTAAGAATAGCCAAATTGATTTCTTCTTCCGCTTGTTGCTTTTCACGACCGACTAAACGAATCTCATTTATTTCCGCTTCATGATCAGATTCTTGATTCTTGAGTGCAACAGCATTCGGGTCTGATTTATCTTTCTCTGCATTAGTCGACGGGAAACGCTTATTATAAATCTCTTGAGCTATTTCCTTGTATTGGTCAGATGCGTTCTTCTCATCCTTTAGCCATGCTGATAGCATGGATTTATTCATGCCATTGAATCTAGCTTGAGCAGCTGTTAAATCTTCCTGTGATTTAATCTTATCTTTGACAATTTTCTCTATACCGTCTCCAGATATCATGTCGAGTTGCGCATTGATACCGGCTAGATCCGTCTTGAGTGCTTCAATTCTTGCCGCATTAGCATTTATTTCCGCATCAGTCATCTCGCGCATACCTTGATCCTGAGTATTCCCATATCCTGTTCCACCGGCCCAAACTGTCCCTTTTTCATTTTGAATTATCAGTGAATCCATTTCCGCCTGCGCTTTTTCCCTCTGAGATTGCAGATTCTTTATTTCTTCTTTATGAATAAAATTCAGACGGGCTTTCTCAGCATCTATATAATCATATACTTTCTGTGTATTAATAGAAATAACATCCCCATATTGATTCCATTCAGAAATGGCAGAAGGAACAATACTGGATATACGCTCGATCAATGAGTTCAGTTCCTTTTGTTCTTCAGCATTAAGATCAACTTTTCCAGCAAGTTCTTCATAGCGTTTTGTCATCCCAGGCAGAGTTGTCTCTAAATCAACAACCTTCTCTAACTGGTTCTCAAAAGCATCTGACAAAGGCTCAAATACTTTCGTTACATCCCCGACAAAGTCCGTAGCCCAAGAAAGTCCTTTTTTGAAGAAACCTTCCATTCGCTTACCAATCGTATTCCATAGATTATCTAAAGTATCCTTCAGATTAGACTCCATTCCCTCAAGTTCTTTTATCTGAGTACTCATTGATCCAGCAATACCGTCTAACTGTCCCAAGCTCAGCATATAATTCTTTATAGCTTCCTCGGAATTCTGCACTTCTGTAGTGACACCTCTGAAAGTGTACTTAACTGTATTCCCACTTTTACTTGCCTTGATACCGAACTCTTTCAAACGTTCATTCTCCCCGGTCATGGCATCAAGTATCGCCTCTATGAGCTGATCTACGCTCTTACCTTGGGATGCAGCCAAGTCACCAATATTCGTAAGTTCCGAGGTAATAGGCTTAATTCCCCTGTTGACAAGTTTAATATAAGCCTCTGTCCATTCTTGAAGGGATCCCGGTGTATCGGCAGCAAGCTTTTGCAACATCTTCATTGCAGTAGCAGCCTTTTCCTGCGACTGAAGGGTATTACGAAGTACAGCTTCATATTTAGCAAACTCTTTTCGGGTGGCGTATGCATTTTTTGCAATATCCTTAAGATATCCTCCCAATTTGACGATAATAAAAGCTACGGCCACCGCCTTTAGTTTAGACAAAGCAGTTTGTGTCAGGTCAAACTCTTTTTCCACATTTTTGCCTGAACTTTTTAGTTCTACCATTCGAGACCGTACCTCACCCAACCTTTTATTTAGCCTGGCATATTCTTCCGGATCCGCAGCTTCCGACATATCATCAAGAGCAGCCGTTAACTCTTTAGCTACCTTCTTTAACTGCCTACCAGTCATGGCATTTATATCAAGAGAACGAGTGAGTATACTAATCTTATCATTATTGTCAGATACCTGATTAGAAAGTGACTTGCACTCCTTTTCTAAATTCTTATACTCCTTTGTACTCTTTTTCCCCTGAGCTTCAAGCTCAATCATAGCTTTACGTCGTTCTCTTTCTTCCTTCTTTAGCTCTTTTGTAGCTTTAATCAAATCATGTATTTCCTCTTGAGCTTCGCTAGAATCTGCGGAAACCACATACTTTATTTTGTCCTCAGACAGATGTTTCTTTCCCATATTACCAATTTTGAGACTGTTCATAGATTAATGCTTGCTCCAATTCCTTGCGAATAGAAGTACGAATCGCTTCATTGTAGCCATAACGGAGTTCCGGGAAAGTCTCATGGTAGAGTACTCCCCAAACTGTGCGATTATACAATGCCAGGTTGCTTCGAATATGACGAGAAATGCGATCATTTCCCCTCCGATATCGAATGTCAAGGTAACGGAGATACGGGAAAATACGAATGAAATATTCTTGCTTTCCTTCAGACTCCTGAATAGTGAATGGTCTGCGCTGTAGACTTCCCAGCAACTTGCCCGAACGAGTATTCAGGTAAGTACGAACAACATTCTCTTGAGTCTCATAAATAAGATTGATACCTTGAGAAATGGTATCATGCACAAATCTCTGTTTGACTAAATCTTCTGAAATCATATTCGCTGTTATTTTCAGCGAATGTAGCAAGGAAAAGAAGGAAGGGAAAGGACAAAAAAGCCGGAGAGGAAATGGCTTCACTCTCCGGAACTTATCTATTTAGTATTTTTCAGTTCAAGCATCCACCGAAAATCACACCCTGATGCTCCGGGACGGTTTTGAAATTTAAAACCAGCATTTGTCATTGCCTGGAAGATCTGCTCTTTCGTAATATCAGCCGAAGGATCCAAATGCTTAATAGCAATATAGACTTCATCTGTAGAGAACCAATGAGTGGTATGTCGTGCATCAGATGCAGGACGGAACGTTGCTTGTAAGCCAGCAATGTAGATGCTGATATCAGTAATTTTCTGTTCTTGATTATTCATGATTCATAGGTCTTTTAAAAGATGATATATGTTGTGCCAGATAACGAAGATTACGCACAATACGAAGACAATCCTTATCTGATTCTAAAACGGCTGGGACATCTTCAGCAATAACGATATCTATAATTTCGTTAATTTGATTCAATGTTTCTTCAACATAGTTTTCTTGTTGAAGAAACTTAATGGTACCAATGGCTTCAGAAGTAATAACAGCTCCATCAATGTTCGTTGTCATAGTCATCCTCCTATTTGAATATTATTGTTCTCAGAAAACTCGTATGACCGTTTTACAGTACAATAATTAAGTGTAAAGATGATATCCGGACATCCACATGACATGACTTTAGCAGAGAAACAACCGGAAATACGATTATTATCCCCACTAAAAACAATTTGTTTGAGTTTTGGATGTTCCGCATTTATCTCCTCTATTTTTGATTCGATTTCGGCTTTCATAGCATCAAGGGAACATTCATCTTTAATAAGGATATGTTCGTATTGCCGGATCCAGTCCACGAGCTTTTTCCATGCCCGGTTCTTTGGAGAGAAGGTAGAAAGACTTTGGGTGAAAAACATCATGACTGGCCTCCTTTCTCTGTCGATATTGTAATGTACTCCCCTGGGGAAAGTTCAATAGAGGTAGTATTACCGGAATAAGAAACTAAATAAGAGTCACTGTTTTCTGCAAGCAGACTAGCAAGTCCGCTAAAATAATTCTGTAACTTGCTTACTGGCACTAAAGTCGGTCTTTTTTTCTTTTCATAACTGTATGCGTTTGACATTTCGGCAATTATAAGACACAAGAACGGCCGCCGTTTCCCATGTCGTCAAACACATACAGATTTCCGCCCGAAAGCAAAAGTGTAAAGGGAAAGGCAGCCGCCTATTTCGTATATATCGTTTTCCTAATATTAGGGAAACGATTGGTAAGGGCATAAAAAAAGCCCTCGAATTTCGTGAGCATTAACCGAAGCTCGCGGTACGGATAACACTCCGTATGTGTTTGACTTTGCAAATATGAGGATAATATTTGAAATAGCAAAAATAAATCAGCTAAAACTATTCATCTAAGATTTCAACTTTAACATGCACATATGGAGCGCTTGATGCGTTTACAATCTTATTTACTAAAACCCGATATTCACATCCTACTAAAATATCATTAAACATCCGGCATAATTCTTTTGGAATATATCCAATATGATAACCATCTTCAGTAAGCACCTTAATCGCATTCTTATCAAATTCATTTGTTGGTTCTTTTTCTAGAACAAGCTCTTCACCAATCTGTAAATTCTCTGCACAAAATATTTCTTCTTGGGTTCTATAGTAAGTACCAGCTATAGTAAAATCGCTTAAAATATGTTTTATTCTATTCCAAACCTGTTCCTGTTCTAATTCTTCTTCCCTATCATTGTTTTCCTTTTTCTGTTTAATCATAAATACGATGAAGAAAACAAAGAAAATCAGCAATATCAATACGTAATAAACTACCATTCCTCTTCTTGATTATCAGTAACAACATTCTCTTTTATAGCTTCTTCCGCACCTACAAATATGTCATTACTAATATCTTCAGCATGCTTTTTCAGCATTTTCCATATTTTATTATGATACTTCTTTTGCATACCAGTATTTGTATATTCTTCAGCAGTAGTCAAAACACCAAGTTGAGCTTTAGCCTGATTTCCCGGCTTATTATGATGAAAGAAGTGAAATACCTCTACCCGAACACGTCCATCACGAGCCTGCAATTTTAAATTATAGTCTAGCCAACCATCATAAGCGGAAAGCATCATACCGGGAGCATTAAAAACAGAAGTAGCTTTACAGATAAGAATACCAGCGTCCTTATCATCCATTTGAATAACTTCTTTCGAGTTATGATAATAGGTTGCAACAAAACTACGTAAGACAGCATAAAGTTGTTTCTTATCCGCTTTTGTTTCAGATTGAATCACTTTGGAAAACTTCAATTCTTCTTGAGAAAAGACAGTCAGAGTAACTAACATTAATAACAAAGACAATAATAGTTTTTTCATTTTGTGTGTTTTTAGAGTTATTCCACAAAGGTAAGATTTGAAAATAAGGAAACAAAAAAAGCGGAGTAAAAAACTCCACTCAAATTAAAATATGCATTTATTCTCCATCAGCAGGTACAATGAGAGCATCCGTCATAAGCTTATCAATCGCATTAAATATTTCAATAACCTCACTGTTATTATCCATCCGTTCAAGCAACATTTCTTTTACAGATTGCATATTTTTATCATATTCTTTTATCACAAACAAGTACTCTGATTCTAATTGTTCGCCAGTAATCAAACCAACAGCTATCATCGCAACACAGTATGCATAAAGATAATCTTCAAGATTTTTCTTTCCCATTGCAAAAGAAAGCTCATTCAATGATAAAATCTTATTTTGATCCTTTGCTAATTTAGCTGCATATAGCAATAAAGCACCATAAGGAGAACCGGTCTTCACTATCTTTTCAACCTGTTCTGAGGTAAGTTGAATACGATTTGTCAATTCCTGTTCATTAGTTTTCGTGAGTGCTTCTTTTAGAGTCCGCACATCCTCTCCTATTAAATCTAAACTATTAGTTTTGTAAAGAACTTCAGTGACTAATTTGGACAACTTTTCCATTGCATCATTTACATATTCAGAAACCTCTGTCATTACTGTTGTAGAATCGTCTATTTTTTGGGGAAGACCTTTCAAAGTCTCATTGATTTCTTCAAACTTATCAGATGCCTTATTCATTTCACCTATCGAAGAATCAATAGTACCAGGCACATCCTTTATTTCATCATGCAGATCCCGGAACTTATGAAGAAGACTGTTTATTGAGTCACTAGATACTACCGACATTATAATAGCAATAACAGACAATATTATTGATGATATTGTAGATGCAAATGTGAATTGGTCAGCCAATACCTTGTTTGAGCAATGCATTAAAGCAAACTGATTAATTACAAAGAAGCCTATGATAATGATAGTACACCACAAATACGTCCTCTGCTTTATTAATTTTACAATCTCTCCATTTAAAGGCTCCTCCTTCTTTTTCTCTTCCATTATTACCGAATAATTATATTAATAATATTTTTGTCGCAATATCAATCTGATATACACGCAAATATAAGTATTTTTTTTAAATCTAAAGAAGATAATAAAAAAATGCACTTTTTTCGTCCAAATACGATACTTTTGAGAAGATGGAAATAATTATAATCGTAATAATCAAGCGAACGGTACTAAGGATACCAGCAAAAAAGATAGGTAACAATGGAATATTTTATTATAATCAAGTCAAAAAAGCCAGGTTTTAACTTTGAAAAATGTAAAGCATTAGTTCAAGGTAAACTGTAAAAAAGCTCCTCTTAATTTAGAAGCAAATTAGGAGGAGCTTTTTTACTGATAATCTGTATCTATGATGGGGACATATTCCAGTCTAAAAACAGATTTCCTTTTATCTATTATTCTTATGTCCATATCATTACGTATCACATCACAATCTACAGCTCCCAAAAATTTCATCTTAGTATCTACAATCTCTGGCAATATGGCAACATTCATGCCAGCTCCATCAATTCTAACACTAGGATAGTAAATGCCATCAAATGTCTGATAAACAAAATAAGAAAACCATGCAGAAATCATGTAATAATAATCATCTGCGATATCACTTTTCGCAAATTCAGAGGCTATAAAATCTGTAAATTTACGTACTTTGTTATCTCTAATCTCATTATTGAAACGTTTTTCTAATTCTAAAATTTGATTATTAGGAGTTTGATAATTCTTAGATTGTATAATAGAATACAGAGAAATATCTTCAATGACTCTCCAAGCACTAAACATGACTTTTTCCCGTTCCTCTTTATGACTTAGAGTATTACTAATCTCTGTTAAAATAGTAAATCTAGCCAAAGGTTCTTCTTCGACATCCGAAGTTACTGCTCCATAAAATATAGACTGTCCTGGAATATTAGCTCTTTGATATTTTTTCCCAGGAATAGGATTGTATGAATGACTTTGAATTGAAGTAAAATCTTCACCCTCAGTATATACTCGACCTCTGACAATTAATCTTCCAGGATGGAGAATAGTAACTACAGATGGGATACTACCAACTTGACGCATTAAAGATATTATTTCTTCACGTGGTTTTTTACATAAATCCAAAGAATCCAGTTTTTGGATTATTTCATCTATATTGTCATTCATTTCCATTATAAAAACACACCTTATTTAGAAGATATAACTTCATTATATGATTCTCTTACCCATTGAACTATCTTTCTAATCTCATTGGAATATTTATTCGGAATCATATCATCTACATCTTTACTATCAATAGAAAAAGTTAGTAAATGCTTAGATTCTGTTGCTAGTAACCAATGTTGTTCGATAAGCACACGGCATCCAGATGGCTCCCGATCATCAAAAATAAAAACAACCCATAATTGAGCTTTTTGAGTATAATCCTTAGACTCATCATCTATTTTTTCGTTATCAAAAGGAATATCATACACAAAAGTCAAGTCTCTCCAATCAGAGCTTATTCCTGCAATCATTCCCTCCGAATTATTATTTATTCTACTGGCAAATTGCTTACGAAGTTCCGCCTTTTCTTTTATATCCATAGTAATAATTATTAAAGATTAAATTAATAGTATTTTATTTCAAAACCATTCAGATAAAATGTGTAATATTATCAATACAAAAATCCCTCCCTTGCCCCTTTTAAGATCAAGGTAGGGACTTTTCTAGCTATTCTTATATGCGTCATTTATTCTTTTGATAATATCTGCAACTGTATTATCCAGCACGGATATATCTATAGGTTCGATAACAGCTGATTCAATCGTATAATGGGCTATGAGAAGATTTAAATCATGCTCCCTATTTTCCTCAATCACAACTTCACAATCAGTATTACTTTTATCAAAAGTAAAACGCAAATAAAACTCTTTCCCATCCAAATAAAGATTTACATATACAAAAACTATATTTTTATTACCCACAGGTATTTCTGAAGTCATCAAACATGTTTCCTGAGGGAAGCTGTTTGAAAAAAAATTCATAAATTTATTACGATCCATTTTATTGTTTAATTAATTATTATATTTAACAGTCATATCCTTTATTTTAGCACCGATTTCCTTCAACGCAGAATTCAATATTAAAATCTCCTTGTCCGTGAAAGATGCAACTTTACCGTGTATAATGTTACCATTCAGCCTTTGATAAAACCAGGAAGAACTCTTCCCAAAATAGTCCTTAGCTAAAGAAGAAACTGAGATATATGGCAAAATAGGTTCCAATTGCTTTCGAATTGAAAGTGTCCTTCGTATATCTGCAACTTCATGACGCAGACGTTTAAAATCATCACTAACACCCGCAATTAAGTTCTCTCGTTCGGTATCATTCATAGAATCCATCAGAGTAGAAAGTTCACGATCAATATCAATGCGTTCTACTTCAGAAGCTTTCTTCCATAGTTCTTTTAATTCAAAAAAACGTTTAACCTTATCCATACTACCCATCTTTAAAATTAAACAATCAAAAAAAGGAACTCCGCTCCCTTGGCCTTTGGGAGCGGATTCCTTTCTACCGGAGTTGTCTACCAAGTCGCTTGATTTCATCCTCAAGCCATTTGATTTCCTTATCCAGTACCGCTTTCATGTTTTTGCTCCGAGGAGCTAATTCATGATACTTGCGGAGATAGAAAATGAGGTCTCGCTCTAATTCTTCTATCCGAGCTTTTAGCTCATTGTCATTATTCATAAGAGCTCTTGTCTTAATGACAATACAAAGATAAGGTTTTTATTATCAATAGCAAAATCTTTGATAATATTTTTATTATCACATTGATTATTTAACACTAAATACATCTGAAAACAAAGATGCCCTCGCGAAACACGAGGGCACAGCCTGTCATTGACAAGCAAACTTCTACACCACAAATATACTACTTCTTTTGCAGTCTGTATATCATCCAACCAACAATGACAAGCGCAAATACTATAATAACACCTAGCGCCCACCCGCCAAGCTCCATTTTAAGGGTTTGCCAACGAGTCAATCGCTTCTCAACCGGATAAGGAACTTGAATGCTATCCGTCTTCAGAATTGTATCCGTACGATTAATAAAGAGGTATTTATACTCAACCTGTTTCACATACTTATACACAGTATCCCCCTTGATCAAATAGAATATACTGTCATGCTTGTAGATACTGTCATACCTGACACTATCGCGAGTCTTATACTCAGTTCTCACCGTTTTTACCGGAACATACTGAGTACGGCAGGACGACAAGCATATTGCTGACGCTAGCAATATGATAACCAAGTAGATTAAACGTTTCATGGTCGAATGACTGTATTGCGCAAGAAGTTGGTAAATTCACTCCGGACATCAAAACATGGACACGCCTTGATGTATTCTGCTGGCTCAACTTCACCGGATCCGTCCAAATCAGGAGATGTATCACGATGTCCCAAAAGCTCGACTATAGGATACTCCTTACAAAGCTTCGCAACCAGTTCACGCAAAGCTACCTTTTGTTTTGGAGTACGAGTATCAGCAGGCTTTCCACTTGCATCCAAGCCTCCAATATAGCAAATACCAATCGAATGCTTATTGTAAGATGATTCACTAAATCCTTTCGTATTACAATGTGCACCGTCAATAGAAAGCGGACGGCCGTTTTCTACAGTACCATCAAGATCGATAACAAAGTTATAGCCGATCTGATTAAATCCTCTCTGCTTGTGCATACGATCTATATCTTTCGCACGCAGGTCTTGCCCGGTACGTGTAGCCGAGCAATGAATGATAATAGCATCAATTTTCTTCATTTTACTGTCCATTTTTTATATTAAAAGTCACTGGGTGGTTCACGTTCCGGACATCTTCTGACATCACATCTCCGAAATTCCGCTTCTTTCAATTTCAATTCAACTTCGTGCCGCTTATGGATTTCGTCTAATAAAGTGGACTGAGTTTCCCGAAGCTCGACATAAAGCGCATCTATCTTTATGTCCCGTTGTGAAATACGATCTTCAAGCCATTTAACTTGTTTCCGTTCATTTTCATCTTCCATACCATTCGCCGAAGCATCTTCTTTTCGAAGCTCTACCTTTCGATTCATCCACCATTTAACAAGTTGCTTTATTCCTTCAACACCTCCTAAAGCTGTTGCTAAAACTACCCAATCATTAAACTCCATATTATTCCCGATTTATTAGTGTCTTTAAATTAAAGATATCACTCCCCTCTCTCTCAAACATCAGCGTCCACCCCACTGAAGAAAATTCTTTCGCCACAAATGGCTTTATCTGACAAGAAAGGGATAACTCTTTCAGCCAAGGAGTACGCGCCTGATCTGATAACATAATCGCTCGTAGCTGCTGCATCATGGCGAGAGTACATCTCGATTGTATTGCTTCCTCTATCAAGTCCATTTCAGCGGATTTCGCCGCGATAGTAACAGCCATTTGCACTTCATCCTCGATATTATTCTTCTGATCGCGCTTAGACATAATATCACCAATTTCCACAAATAAGTATGTTCCGGCGAGAATGCTATCAACACGCTGCTTAACCGAATCGAAACTCTGACCGAAGATATAATAGTCTAATCCGGTGATCCGGGAGTGATCAGGCATTTTTTTAATTTCTTCCTGAAGAATCCCATATTCAAGAAGTTCACTTCTTCCTTTTGAAAAGATCTCAAGCACCTTATTGTGATCCGGAAACTGAGCATAATATTTTAGAATCTCGAAAATCATACTATCTGTTTTATTAATGAAATTGGTAATCCAGTATTCTTTGCTATATCCACATGCTTTACGTCAGCATAATGCATGCTCTTTACCGTTTCTATGAGCTTCTTACGAAGTATAGAAAGGTATTTAATAATATTCATCTGTTCAACCGCAGAGATATCACCATACCCATCACTACTAAGATTGTAGAGAGACTCAAGAGGGCCGGTCGTTATAGGGCTAGGTTTCTCATGTTCACCGGCTACTAATACCCAAAACTCAGTTTTAGTAAACAGAAAATTGACAAACGAGGAAAAGTTAAACGCAATACTCTGCAAAGTAACTAATGACAAGCGTTCAAATGACTTAGCTAATGCATGTGCCGACTCCGAATCATATTTTCCTGGATGATATAAAATAGCCGCAAGAAGTGGCAGCATTGTACCATCACATCCCAGCATAGAACGGGCTTCGATAAACTGTAAAGCTGTCAGAGAGCACGTTAATTGACCAAAGCCAGTATCAACAACATACCCTTTATACATCTGCCCATGAATGCTAACGAATGGAAGCAGCTGTGCACAGAAACAGCTATTCAAAGTAAATTTATAATCCAGCTTAGACAGATAACGGGCAATTGGCATCTTCAGTCTCTCCGGAGGAGTTTTCTTCGCCTTGGCAAACTCATCCTTTGACAAGTCCTGAAGCGCAGCATCATGATCCGGATACAAAATACGGAAAATAAAGTCTACCTGTTCGCCTAACCATGCTAAATTAGACATCGTATCTTCATCTTTAAAATGCGCTAATCGATGCGATTCCCATCCCATCACTCGACAGACATGTTTTATCTGTAGCATGGCCGGTGACAGCTTGCCAGAAGTAACAAGGTTCATATCGGCCATAATCCCTTCAAACAATTCCGGGGTAAGCTCCTCCCAGGAATTTGGAATTTTATATTTCTTCTGATGTACACAAAACTCTATCATGGCATCAATTGTATCTTGTCTTCAGGCAGATTAAAGGATGTTTCCGTCTCTATATCGGTATCCTCAGAGTCAGTCAACAATAAGTCGACATCTTTGATCAGGCTATTCGCCTGTTCCCGTAACTCGGCAGACAAGCTCAATAACCGTTGCTGCTCTTGAGTACCATATCGCATAACCTTTGAATCAATAAAGAGATTCCGAATCGTTGACGGAAACTCTAAAATGTCGAACCTGGTTAAAGCAACAGATACAACCATCTTTGCTAATGCCCGATTAATCAATGGCAAAACCGAAGGTTTATTCTTTGCACGATCCACATATCCGGATAAAATTTCTTCTAAGACCTCTACTTGGATTGGTATACAGCGGAAAAAGAAGAGATATGACAGATCGATACAATACAATAAATCAAAATCTTCCGTTGTCTTGATCTGCAATTTTTCAAGCATACGATAATACCTGGTTTCATCCCACCCTAAATCCTCTGAGGCATTCAGAAGAGAAATTATAGAATCCATTGCATTATAGTAATTTTCGTAATAAGCCCTCCGGAGAGCTTCCTGCTCATACTTGTAGATTTCGATATTCGCCTTGCGTTTACGAACTACATCAAAAACAGTATCATTTGCCATAGTGAGATTAGCAAGTGCCGTCCGAAGATGATCGTAAAGCTTATCTTCTTTTTTCTCAAGAATCTTCTCATACACAGGAACGCTTATAATGTTAGCAATCCGCTTATAGGCAGTAACGGCATGGCTATTGAGTGATGATAAATTGGTATTAGCATCAATGCCAGGAACAAATTCCGCAAATCCGGAAATATCGGAAAACAAATCTTTCAGTATCATGATTGCTGTTTATTTAGTCGTTCATCAGGAGTTACTTCTTCTTGCCGGCTGGGAGTCTCACGATAAAATCCGAAGCGATATCCTTGTCTATATAGTTCCGGAAAGTTTATCTGAATAGCCATATTGAAAGGCTCAGAGCATATTTCATCATCCGGAGTTAGTGACATCAGGTATATCAGATAATTGTAGTATACATCAGCTCCTGACTTCGATATGACGCCATCTTTTGACACGGATGAAATGGAGGAGTCGAGTCCGACCGATGACAAGAGGACTTCGTCAGCACGTTTATCGTAGGTAATAAGAGCATCAATATACTCTTTGTATTTCAGGTCCAAAACCTCAAACTTCCAACGCTGTTCCTCACCAGTCCCTGTTTTAAAACTCATGGTAGCATAAGCTTTTCCTTGATTGTCCGCTCCAGACAGATACTCACTAATATTACGAAGTTCCTGTTTGAGATATTTTAGAAAGTAAGATTCTTTAAACGCAATTCCAATCTCAATCCCATTATAAGTCAGAAGAGGTTCATTTTTACTTTTCCGTTCCTTATTCTCATTACATATCTTTGTTATCTGAGCACGTTTAGATTCAGCCCATGCATTTGGAATTATAATATGAATCTTAGCGGCCAAAGAGTTTTTAAGGAATGAGTTTATGTAATTCGCAGTGTCATTCGATCCCTTGATGTATGCCTTAGTCCCTTCATGTGTTTCATTTACTCCGTAAAACTCACTAACAGACTTCTCACGATGATGGGAAATTGCAGCATACTTTATGTTTCGGATATCCTTTATCGCCATGCGTGGATAAAACAGATATTTAGAAACTCCATAGCTCCAACGCCCTACTGCGATATGAGTAAAGTCCTTATAATTGATCAATTCCGTGATTACATCCTTTTTCTGAGTAGCTAATCGACAACGCCTGTTTTCCATCAATTCAAGTCCTGCAACCGGACGCTGTTCACCAATACGATTGCCTAGCGTCATACGCCATTTTACAAAGTAATCCCGGAAATAATAGTAGTTCTTTATATTCCCTTTTGCTACCTCTTTATAATCAGACTCCAGTCCCCGGTCTTTCCATGATTCAAGCCATGCTGTTATTTCAGGACAGTCTATCCACTCTTTAACAAGCTTCCCATCCTTTATACTTTTGATATATATAGCCGGACCTAAGCCATAGAGCATATTAACTTGTTTTGTAATCAATCGAGGCAATAAACGATTCTTCTTGATATCTGCTTCGACTTCTTCACACTTCATGTTATTCGCTCCGCGTGAGCACACGTTGAACCCTCCTATCGACTGCCAGTTGTAGTCTGCAGGAAGAATAATATTTGAATTAATGAAACCCGGATCCTTTAATCCTGCGGTTGGATTAGTTCCTAATTGAAAGGAAATTATATTGCTGTCGTCAATATAGCATCCATAATTTCCCATCATCTCTACACTATCACTCATAACCAGTCTATTTTATGCAATTTATACCCATCTTGCGGAAACCCCATGTAACGAATAAGTATACGATAACACATCTTAGGGTCAGCATTCTCATCGTTAAAGAGAAAGAAGTTCTCACTATCAATACTGAAACGTTCTTTCGGGAGCTGTGTCCGGAACGTACACCTTTCCTTCACTACTAACCTCTCAGAAGCCTCCCCCTTCTGCCTTGAATAAGGAAAGAAGGCAATGGTGAAGCACCCATTTGGCAGTTTTGATATTTCTTTTGCCCACTGAAGGGCTACTATGCCTGACATCGTCGTTTCCATGACCGAAATTACCGTTTTTGCTCCCCTCCTAAAAGGACGTCCCCGGGTATGTGTCATATTTCCTTACAAAAGGTCGATTTTGCACCTCAATCGGCTTTCTCAGCGGTGCGTGGAGAATTCCGTCTTTCGTTTTTTTCTATTTTTATTTTCAAAAAGTCTTTTGACTGACAGCCTGTGATTTAGCTATAGAAACGATGTCAACAGGATAGTATTATACCAGATTTACACACAATGATATCACCTTAACCAGTACACTATAGCCCTATATTGTCAGGTAAATCATCCGGGATATTACTTAATTCTCCTTGTATTCTATCACCATATAATCCAAAAAGCAGGTAGATAAGTGCAGAAGGAAGCTGTGTTGTCAGTCCTGCCTGATGTTTAAGAGGAACTTTCACCTCCGACGACTTATCCAACTCAACACGACCATCTGTTTTCTTCAATGGAGAAAGAGGAATAGCACTACAAAGATTCGGGCATTCATTCTCATCTATTCGACACACCGGCAGTGCGTTACTTCTTTCGCCAAACAACAGCAACAGAAGTTTGAATTGTTGCCAGTAGTAGATAGTGGCTTGTCCTTCGTTCATAAGTTCAACATAAAATCCGTAACTTTCTAATTCCCTTTTCAATATACGGGCATCAGAAGTTATTTTCTCGAAATCTTCTCGGCGTTTATTAGCTGCCCGGTCATGATAAAGCACAATCTGTTTATTAATTGCGTCAGCTCCAAAAAACTCAAAGATTTGCTTTGCCAGCTCCGGCTGTTCTGATGGATAATAGCAAGTAAATTCTTTCAGGACGCGAAGTTCATTCCCATAATCTTTTTCTTGAGCAGCAACAATACTGGAGAAGTGCCCAGGGTCGTATCCTAGAAATATCTTATCACGTTTATCGTAGTACTTCAGATACCTGGAGGTTAAAACAAAGTGTTCACGCAAATCCAGTTTCAGTATTGATTCATAACGATATCCATCAGAGAACTGGTGTTTATCCTTTCGATAGTTCGCGAAGAATTTATTAACGACTTCCTTTTTCCGGATTGCACAAATAGAAGTCAAAAACTCATCAATGTCAAGTGATTCAAGCTGTGTGCGAAAGAACTTAGGTCCTAAGATTTCTTTATTTGCAAAAGAAGAAGCACGGATATAATAGCTCGCATTTCTACGCATATCCACAAGGCGTGGCTTCCAAGTGGTTACAACACGTTTTGCCTTTTCCGTTTCCAAACGCAAGGCTTCGATGATAACGGGATTCTTTTCATCTCTCATCCGATGATTGTTCCGATATATTTTATATATAGCTGCATGTAGATATAAGGCAGCAGATGCAATCTCATCAATAAGCTCCTGATTGACGTTATTCTCATATTCTTCATACCAATTATCTTCTCCTAAATCCAAGCGGGCCGTATCCGACACGCCTGTTATTCCCTGATAATAATGAGACATTCGAATAGAAGCCGAAGAACCACGTAAAGACGGGAACAAACGAGTTTTCAATTTCTCCCCCTTATTATGTTTCATCTCCTCTACAAAGGCGTGTACTCCACTTCTACCGGCAACGGACTCCGGCTGATCAGAGCTTACCATCTGAAGATGATGTCCATTACGAAATAGAATACTATGTTTCGGATAAGCAATCGGATACCGTGGCTTTCTAAAGTGAGAAGGTATTTTCGTTTCACCTACAATATAGTCAATGCCATATTCAAGCATGGAGCGTCGTCCATCACCCACCGGCTTAGAAAAATACGCCTGAATATTAGGCCAAACATTCGTCATGAGTGCTACGTATGTTTTATGAACTAAGAATGAAAGTTCTCCTGGCATATCGTTTGCGACACGAATGATACGTGGCCCCATCACACCTTCTGTTTTACCTGTTGCACGACCTGCTTCTACTATGAGCACATTCGAATCAATAGCATTCGCTCTGATCTGCATTACATTCTGATAACATTCTTCAAACGTTGCAGTCAGGTCTAAAGTCGCAGCACCTGTACTAAATGATTGTGACGACTGTGAATAAAGTTCTATTCCCATGTTACTCCCCTGTTTCTTCCGGTTCTACAATCTCCGCTTCCTCAATATCCGCATCACGTAGTAGGCGCTTCTTATCGGCTTTCTCGATAGGAAGAGAATCAATAAGATTGATATAAAACCCTTCATTGTTTTTGCGAGCTATCTCTTTTATCGACTTCTTCTGGAAGCCCAACTCTTCTGGAGTAAGATTCGGAGAAATCAAGAATACAATACCAAAGTCACGGTCTGCCTCGGCTATTTCCGAAGCTCTACGCCGACATTCTAAGGCCGCATTGTAACATTTTTCTTGAGTCTTATAATCTCCCCTTACAGCGCATAGCTTCGCCAAATCCTCATATTTATCTGCATAATTAGACTCCCATACCTTGATAGATACATTATTATCAATATTAAAGTAATTTATAGCAGCATAGATACGAGCCTTACAGGTCCGCTCATCTATATTTATCTGCTGGGTAGCATTGATCCGTTGCCGAAGCATCTTTGCCGCACGTGTGATGTTTCGCTCGTATTCAAAGATCTCTGCTGCCCACTGAAGTTGCTTTAAAAATTTCTGTATATCCTCCGGAATACCTGAACAACGCCCAGTCGTCAGGAACTCCGAAATCAGATCGGGATGTATCTTATCAAGGGTGTCTAATTGCGTCATACTCCAAATAGTTGTTTTCGAAGGTCTAGTTCAATACGTTGATTCTTTCGCTCTTCCAAAGTATTAATGGATTCGATGTCACCGGCTTCAGCTTTCTTCGCCAATTCTGCATCAATATTATATTCACCTAACGCACGGCCATTATTATAGGAATCATAATATACGTCTCCCGGCAAAGTGATCCGGACGATCAAAGCCAATTTTTCTTTTCCACGTAGTCCTAATAGACTGCAAATGCGTTGCGGAGTGTATCCAAGTGCACCAAATGTGTGTACTTGCGATACATATTCCTCACCAATTAGAATAGCGTTATCCACATCAGATGTGGGAAGTAATACATCTTTCATACTGATTTCATTTTAGAATCTTCTAGTACTGATTTAAATAAAGCCTCTCTGTCACGGAACCGACGAAGATGTTCTTTATCCTGCGACCGTTTATCTTTACGATCAGATCGCTTAAGAAAGGATTCGTATCTGCGAATATTATCGGAACAATTTTTATATCGCCGCAAGAATTCCGACGGATCTGATACACATAAGCGTTGTAACTCTGCTCTCTCCGACCGATGAACAATAAGCGGATGTTTATACCGGAATATCGCAGTGTCGTTATACGTTTGCAGCTCGGAGAATGCCAGTAAGTTCCGGATCCGTAGTTCAGCCATATCGATGACTGCACGCCTGGTCGGTTTCTTATCTAGTAGTTCATCGAGCTGCTTCATCTTTTTCCACGTGATCACACGATCATTATACAGGATGGTGGCTATTTGGACGTTTTCGTCTTCGAGGTTTTCCCAGTCGATTTGCGGGTACTCTTCGTGCTTTTGCTTTTTGGAGCTACCTTGGCAGGTTCTTTTTTTTTCTCTTCTTCCAAGGCTTGCTCTGCCTGTTCCGCACGGTCTTCAGCTTCTACTCTTGCCTCCTGCTCCGTTTCAAGTTCCTCCTTCAGCTCCTGATTCTCCTGTTCCAAGACTTCTGCCTGTTCCTCATTTTGAGCAATACGTTCTTCCGCTTCTTGCTTCTCTCTTTCACGAAGTTCCGCTTCGGCTTGTTTTTCGTAGATTTCAGCATCAATCTCAAATGGATTCTTCTCTTCTTGTACTGAAGCAGCTATAGCTCCTGGCTGAGTATCCCCTTCTGATTGAAACTCTGTATTTTCCTCTTTAGCCTTTTCACATTCACGGCGATTTAGCCGAATCTCATCCTTAGGCTTAAAGTCCAGCAACGTATATAGGATATCATTCGCATAACGCTGTGAGTTACGTGCAAACATCTTAAGTTTAGGATGTGCCGGAGCAGCCAACTGAAGCAGGCTTAAATCTGCTTCGGCTGCTGCTGAATTACGTAACTCATTAAAATATTTGTTTTTCTCCTTAAATCCGTACATAACTTATGCTGTTTGAATTCGACTTCCTGAAACTTCAATAAGAGTAGAAGGATCCAAAACCCGGAAGGTAATAGAGGAACCAGCCTTCGCCGTCCAAGTAGCTCCATCTTCCAAAATAAACGTTGTACCATCAGCTATTGTAGCAGCCTTATCAGTACCCATACCGTTTAACGTAATAAATCGGCCTTTATCGTTATTTGTCAGTCCTGTTACTGTAGCAATAGCATACGTCTCGGACGAACCATCCGGAATCTGATAAGAGTTATTGGTTGCTTTGATGGATAAAGCTGTAGCGCCTGCTGTATGCACTTCTGCCGGAGCGCTTATAATATCGCCAACATATTTATAATACTGCATAACAGATGTACGTTCAAAGGTAAATGTTACATAGCGACCATCCTTGTCATTTTTAGCTTCATACGATTTTAAAATCATAGGCCTGTCATATTCACCCAAAATATACCATTGATCCTCTCCAATCTCTTTAAACAGAACGACAAACTTACCGCCCGCATGATCTTCGATAAAATTCAATAGTTGATCACGCATGCCTCCCATGATGATGACAAACTGATTGGTTCCGGACGTGGTTATATCACCTTTCTCGCCGTTGCCCACATAAGTGGGAATATCATGTGCCTCAAAGTATTTCATATATTCCCCGCCCAGCATCGGTATGGTTGCAACTTCACGATTGCCATTAGGCTTAGGAAATTTCACATCCGGATTGATTTGGTGAACATCGATCAGATAAACCTTATAGGCAATGTTAGAACCATGTGTCACTTTATCCGAGACGTCATCAACACTTCCAATTGCCATCATACCGGCTAAAGAGGCACCTGAAAATCCTGTCATACAAAACATTGAATGATCAGGATCCAGAAGCATACCAACAACAAAGACAAGAGCAAATAGAACTGCTAAAGACAAGAATAATCTCATCTGCATTTTGCGAGCATATTGATTTCCCTTTCGATAGGGATTACTGATTTTATTAGCTTTCATAAAATTTTAATTTTGTGATTAGAAAAAAAGGGTGGGCAGAACACCCACCCCTGAAAACAACCCTGTTTTATAATGAACAAAAAGCACTATCTTACACCAGGCAGATTAGGTTGCAAATCTGTATTCACAGTACGAGTTCCCCCAACACAACGCTCCAATTCACGGAAGTTGCCTTTACTGTTTAGAAGAACAAGGATATAATCACCTACCTTTGTCGGAGTATATTCCGCTGTAATATCTGCAAACTTACCAGCCTTAGAAATAGTAGAAGCATTAGTCACAGATCCGCACTCAATAAGATATGCAACACCTGCCTTCGCATTCGTGATATCCGTAATTGCAGTAGCTTTAGTATTTTCAACTGTGACTTGCCAGAACCCTGTTTTAGCATCAATGGTAGTAGCATCAGCTTCTACATCAACAGAAGGCTTATTCATGAAAATCTGCTGCCATTCATAGTTATTTGCAACTAGTTCTTTATGTGTCTTGAAGCGACGTCCCAGGAAAGCAGCAGCTGTACCTTCTTTCCAAGTTGACCAGCATTTCACCATTTCCATATCGTCTTTTGCTTTGAAAGCCATCATTTCACCAGGAATGTATTCCAAGAATTGAAGGTTACCCGGAATGTCCAGAAACATCAAGCAGCTTTGTCCGAGGTAGGGCAGCCACTTAATATGAAGCGATGTATCCGGTACAATATTCAAATAGCTGTCAGGCCCAGTGAAATCAAGGTCTTTACCATATTTAGCCCGGCAACCTTCTTTCCACCAAGTTTGGTGCAGACTATTGAGGTAAATAACATGTTGATCCAAATCCATGTCCTCTGTACAGTTTTCAATGATATCAGCAACAAATTCCTTCACTGCATCGACCATCGTTTCTTTGGTATATGCACGATATGCTTCGTCATCATGCAACAGAATCTTATTCTCATGGAAATAGCGGATCAGTGTATAAATGATACCAGTAGAAGCGTTCAAGAAATGAGAAGGAACACCCGATTCCGGAGTAGCATAAATACCACGAATACGACGCTTATTCTGTTCGACCTGGGCCGTTTCCAAAGAATTGACAATACAGTATTCAATCAAAGACCACTTGATCGGATCAGATCCTTCTTTATTGAGATAAGCGATGTACATTCGTTCCAATTTCTTCATTGGTCCAAACTTCATCTTAATCATCGCATCGTCAACATGTCCCATCTCGTTCTCAAGCTTCATGCCACCTTTCCAAACTTCACCTTCTTGCCAACCTTGAGAAACTTCATCGAAGAAAGTATTGAATACTAGGTCATGGTCCTGAATACCATAGCGGATCGGGAAGAACTGAGTTAAATCACGTGCTTTCAGAACATGAGCAATCAATGCATCCTGTCGACGAATAACATACTGATCTCCGACCTTTGCATCGTCTACACCAGAAAAATCAGTAGAAAACTCACCTGAAGCTAATTTTACCGGATCAAGCAAATGATTCTTATTCAGATATTCATAACGCCGGGCAAGAGATTTAGAGAAAGCAGCTACTTCCTGGAAAAAAGCTTTTTCCTCGCCTTCCTCTATCTTAGTAGAAGAGTAATCAGGATTTTCTGCAATCTTATTCCAACGTTTCGACATGTCAAACATCGGCACTTCAATGCCAAAAAGATGTTTTGCAGTAGTACCAGGACCATTGATTCTCATTGTAGTAACAGTTGTTGTGGCAGCTGCAGCGTTGTCTTCCGCAGTCTGATCTGCCATTGTTTTTACTAGCTTCTGTAATTCATCATTCTGTTTCGCAACGTTTTTAGCCAACTCAAGAATACCTTCGGGAGTAGCTTCTGATTGAACAGGGCCATTTTCTGAATTACCTGGGGCTTCGGATGTTTCAGCAGGAACGATACCGGCCAATAAGGATTGTAACTGGTTCATTTCTTCCTGGGACATCGGCTGTTTAGAGTCAGCATCCATATCTTCTCTAAGAGTTGCTTGAAACTCCTTCTGATAACGGGTAGCAATTGACGCCACGTCCTCTGATGTAAGTTGCTTATCTTTTGCCTTCTGTGACAAATCAAGAAGCTGTAAGACCTTTCGTAGTTTTTCTTTAAAATTCATAATTAATAAAGTGTTTAATTAGACATACTGATTTATTTTATTTCGGAGGGAAATGCTGTCCAAATATTCCTGTCCACGCAAATTCGCATGGGCAATAGCTTCAGGAAGGGTCATTACAGAATCAATCAACCCATTATCAATCGAATGTTGAGCATCAAAAGTTTCACCCTGAAATACCGGATCATCTTCGGGGAGAGTGGCAAGTTTAGGACGAGAGGATTTTACCTCGTTTAAAAATTGAATGGTAAGCGGATCCAAAACTTCTTTAATATACTGTTCCGGATGACCGGAACGTAAATCCTCGAATTTCTTATTCTTAAGCGGAGATAGACTTGATTTCTCTTGAATAAGTTTAATCCCTAATTTCTCATAATAAGCAGAAAAATCGTAAAAGCCGACCATCGTGCCAATACATCCGATTTGATCGTTATTCGTCAACGCATGTATTCCATTAGCGCTATGACAAGCAATATAGTAACCGGCAGAAGCACAATACTGCTCAACTAAAACTTCGACAGGTTTCTTGAGTGAACGCATTGTCTCCGACAGGCGATCTAAATACCAGGCTTCACCTCCGCCGGAATTAATATGTAGGAAATGCACAGATATTGAAGAATTGCTCTCCGCAGCAATCAAATCTCTCTCAAATTGTTTTGAGGAGAAATACCAGGAAGAATTAGATGTAATTGTACCAAATATACGATGATAAGCGATAGATCCTTCAGGCAGTTCCTCTGATGAGAAATCATTGGTTAGACTTATGTCTTTAAGTCCTGCAGTACATGCTATTTCTTTTTTAAGTCGGGCAATCGCTTTGTCCACCTGGTCTTTATAGGTTGGTGGATCCGCTAAAAAGAAAAAAGCTCCAGGCACAGGATTCTTTTGGTCCAGGAGCGGAAAACAATCCATCATGGCAGCAGCATAAGCTTCTGCCGTGATGAAGAGCTTAGATGTGATAAGTAAGTTACGAAGAAATGTCCTATTCATTGTAGCGCATCTTTTCAGCGAAGGTAAAAGATGAGAAGGAGGCTATGAAGGACCGTTTATACAGGTAAAAATGGTGAATGAAGCATTTTACAGGATATTTTCAATGTTGCTGTATTCAAGTTTGCCGATATTGACACCAAGGCTGGAATCTCATCAGATCCTATCGTAATATTCTTTTCTGAGGAATCACGCAAGTAAACAACAGCATATCTAGAAATAGAAAATTCCCGAAGAGTATCCACATCCGGAGTTTCAATCGTAATATCTTTGCTGCAATCAAACAACTTACCAGATGCCGAATCAGCAATGGCAGGAGCAAAAGAAAAAGGATCAGCAAAAAAACGATACTCTTCCTTCTTCATTTTCCGAACAGGTTTTACCCTCAAAATAATAGATAATTCTTTCATAATCTGATATGTATTTAGTAATCAACAAGTTCGCCACACAACGGACATTTTTTCGCCATTTTGAGACAAAAACAATAGTTTGGTCGGTTATTTTCTAACAGAATTTTAACTTCTTTTTATATTCTCTACGGACCTTTCTTTTACGCATGTTTTCTCTCCAACGATAGAAGTTTTTTAAAAGGGCATCTTCAGAAACAGAGTCAATGCAATAAGAACACATAAAATGGTGTACAACATCCAAGTTATTTAAAACATGTCCGTTCAAATCATTCTCATCCATTGCTGCATGAAGTTCACGGTTGAACATACGGCGTATTTCTTTCTCTATCATCTTGACGGAACTAGGAGAAAGGAAATTATAAACTTTAGGATCCTTACCTATTCGTCTTTCAGGTAGAATGAATGTCAGATTACCACTATCAACAGGAGATTGATTCTTTTGCCGTTTGGCCATCAATGTCCAAATTGTATGGTAAAGATCTGTATTGTCCGGTATTCTGAATGCTTCTTCGCAACCATTGTTATACTTTCCACGTATGTATTCAGCCAAATATGGCTCAATGTTAATACTTGTCGTAATCATAGTCTTTTCTTTTAAAGGATATTTTCTAAATGCTTTTATTCATTTTTGCTTCCAACTGTCCAACCGTCCAACAGTCCACCCTATTACTATCATATTCTTCTAATTATCAATTTATTAAATTTTCAGCAATGCTATAAAATGGCTGTTGGACGGCATCCTACATATCCAACATAAGGTTTTTCGATGCTATTTTGTTGGACAGTCCTAAATTTATTATGTTGGAACGTAGAAAATAGTAAATCCAACATGTCCAACAATGTCCAACAGAACAACAGCTACTGTTGTATATATATATACTACTTGATTAATATTATACTACTATACTACAGGCACTTACATTTTAAAAAGATTTCTATTGTTGGACGGTTGGACGGTTGGACGCTATGTTTTGAAAATTACCTTTTCAAAATTCCTGTCTCTTTGCTTCTATTTTCTTTAAATTCAGGGGGTCCGGGGGAATAATAATAATAGTCATAAATACCAGGATTGATTCATATTGAGAAATGTCCGTATTATTATAAAAGAAAATACTCCTCTACCGACCGAAGTTGGAGGAGGAGTATTTGTCCATGAGTACGGAATACTAAAATGGGAGAGGCTGCTTCGCACTATCGTTTGATTCCGAAGAATCATTATCTGAACGTAGAAGATCAATATCATACAATTCTCTAAAGATGTCATAGTTAAGTGCAATACAACTAGAGTTTATCGTTTTTTTCTCCATCTTACGAACCATTGTGTTATCAGCAGTTACCTGTGAGCTATCAGAAGACGGATTTTCAGCAAATCCACCACGCGGTACTTCAACTGTATCATAATAGTTAAAACGCCGTGCATGAATCAAACCGATATAACTAGGATGCGAACGAAGGTTTTGCTCAATAGTAGATTGTGTTGATTCCTCACTATTGTAAGAGCTATGTGCAAACTGGGTATAGATTGTACTTAAACGTAAAAACAATATCCGGGTTCCTGCCGCAAAAGCCACTTCTTTCTTATCTCCTCCAGGCATTTTGATCGTCACCTTATCCGGAGTATCAATAGAGAAATCTCTGCCTTCCCGAATAGCTTTAGTATCAATCATCACATCCATCGCCTTGAAGAATGTAGCCAGCTTATCTGTTTTACTTATCAGCTCAACCTGGAAGCGTATCTTATTACAAGCTATTTTGAGAAAATCTTTATAGGTAAATGGCAGTTTCATATCAGTATGGTTTTCAATTAAATTACATGTAGCTAGGAATAAGGAGGCCGTTTTCATCAAACGATCTATCTCTCCTGCATTAAGCAACTCAGCCTTCAGATCATCATAAGCCTGTTGCTTGAGTGCCCGGAATTTATCCATGACCAAAGGTCTGAGTTTTAAAATATCAAAAAGCACATTGGAAAGGCCGATCTTATCCGGATCTTCTATCTCTTTTAACTGATTAAACAAATCCACTTCCTCCTGGGTTCGGTTTTTGGGCTTAGGAACTTCACATACTATGATACGTGACATCAGTGCATTGTCGTCACGTTGTGGGGTCTCCTGACCACATAAGATAACAGGTGCATACACTTTATCATTTTCAATTTCTTTCCCGGATGTACCTTTTCTCTTCTGCCGACCATCACCATCATAAACGATACCTTTCAATGCTTGAAACTTAGCATCTGAAATATCCTTATTATTGTACTCATCAAGCACAACCGGCATATCACGAAATGTGCTCATCAAGGTAGACATAGCTGCATCAGTACCAATATTTAAGTTGAAGATCGGATATTTGGGAGAAATGAACATAGAACGGATAGAGATAGCAATTTGCGTTTTTCCTGAAGACATTGGTCCCATAAAAAAGGGAGCTGTGAACAGGCGGTCGATACAGTGAATATTACTTCTAAAGGCACACATGATAGTAAATAGGATAGCCCATTTTCCGTTATCATTAATCTTATATACTTGATCCATCAGCTCTGCCCATTTCTCAAACGAACATTGCTTCTCAGCAGGAATATCTTTATATACGAGCTGGGAAATCATCTCGTATTTTTCTGACTGCCGGCCGGATCCCGCATAAATAGTAGAGAATGCCGGCAGATAATAGTTTCGGTTATTATGCATCACCACGCCTAATTCATTGACCGGATCAAATCTTGGGACTTCATCCACAACATGAAATATACCATTTGCAAAAGCATAAAACATGTGATCCTCACGTCTCGATGTACCGTCAGGTTGTTGATTGCCATAGGTTAGTACTTCAGTACAGGTTACAAAATTTCGACTCATATATTCTTTTATTTTAGTCCAATGTTTTTCTTCACCATCGGTAAAGTTAACAGCTTCCAGGTTTATTAATTTTTCTTCAATTGTTGATTTCTTCAAAAGAGCTTTTGAAGGAACCTCAATGTACAAAGGCGTTTTATAATATTTACGATTAATTTTAAGTACTCGTTTATTTGCATCATCTTCATCGGAATAAATATGTAAGAGGGGAGTCATAAAAAAGTCCCCCACCATGGTATAGCCGGAGTTGTTGCTATTCCTAAACATGTAGCACACCGGTTCTCCATTTGCATTTAACTTTGGATAAAAACCACATTGCTTGTGCATAGCATCATAATCCGGATTGTCAATAACATAAGCAGGCAGAGTATTAGGATCATAATCTTCGACATCGTCATCTGACCGCTGGGCATTGATGGCCATACGCGACTTCCTTTTAGACAGATAAGGCTTAAGTATCTCATTTAAAGCGCCTTTTGTTATTCCGAGATTTTCGTAATAGTGCTTTTGATTAACGACTCTTACAGAATCATCTGCATAACTAATTAAATCCGCACAGCGTTCAATAAAAGTAGTCCGTTCTCCAAGATAAGTTTTGAGAAAGCGTCCATACACCATCACGTAGTAATTAATATAGCTCCAGGGAACTTCTCGTCGATGAATCTTACCCTGCCCATCTTCCTCTTCTTCCTCATCCTCAGTCTCGTCCTGATCAGACGGAGGAACAACAACTGTAATATTCGTCATTCCTGCACGGTAGATAGAAGACAAAGCAAACATATATTCAGACTCATCGCCATCACCATTCACCGTAAGACCATACGAATCTGTTGTAAAGAAAGTATATACCTTACGAAGTTGCTGTATATCCGTGATCGAAGGTATGCCGGAAACAAGAAGAACTGGAGTATCTCCATATAGCTTAAGAAACAAATCAAAATCAGGAGTCAGTACACATGGCTCCCCTTCCTTTCGCAATTCCTTTATTAATTCTATTCCATGAATCCCTGACTTTATTTCTTCCTTTTTCGGAGCATCTTTCACATTCCGGAGAAGATCACGTATTTTACGCTCGATAATTTCCGTATTAAGATCGAACTTTGTGGCCATTGACCTGATATAATTCAGTCGCAAAGTTTCAGAAGAGATACATGCAATCAGACTACATATAGTGTTGAGAGCTTTCTCTTTCATTTCCGGATCATCAAAATCCTTTTCAAAAATATCGGCAAAATAGGATGCAAAATCAATCCGCCGATTCATTAACCATTTTCCTGTATTTTCTTTTTCTTTAGAGGCTATGTTATCGGGATCTTTCCCTTTAGGAAGGATTATACATTGAACTGTAAATCCTGCTTTCAAAAACAATTCGCAATTCTTAAGCGAAGCTTTTAGCCCGGCATCATCAGCATCATAGACCAATGTTACACTCTGCGTAAACCTAGATAATAACCGGATTTGATCCAAGGTTAATGCAGTTCCTGAACCAGCAACTGTATTTTCTACTCCTGCAGCATGCATCGACAATACATCAAATTGTCCTTCTACCAGATAGACGTTATTCATACGTCCAATTGCTCGCCGTGCTTGTAAAAGCCCATATATCTGAGATCCCTTTCTAAAAAGAGGAGTGTCACTGGTATTATGATACTTACCAGTTTTATCTTTAGGAACTACAAAGCGACCTGTGAAACCTGTTACATTACCATTCAAATCAAAATAAGGAAACATGATCCGATCACGGAAGTTATCATAGACCCTTCCATTATTCTTATCCTCCTTCAAGACATCGATTCTCGTTAATACAGATTTAGAAAATCCGGCTTTTAGCATCTCTTGAGTAGCCTGATTTCCTTCTGGAGCATACCCGATTGCAAAATCCCTTATTACTTTATCCGTTAATCGAAAGCCGCGCTCAGCAAGATAATTCTGTGCTTCTGGAAGATGTTTCTGAAAGAAAACGACCGTTCCTTTCAATGCGATCCGCATGGCCTCGATATCTTTTGCCTTGCGAGTTTCTTCTTCAGTCAGTTCCTTATTTTCTATTGCGATACCGGCTTTCTTTGCACACCATTCTGCCGCTTCAGCGAAAGACATATTCTCATGCTCACGGATAAACTGAATGACATCACCTGAATGACCACAAACAAAACATTTATAAGTTTGCCTGGATGGACTAACCACCATTGATGGACGCCTGTCATCATGAAAGGGACAAACTCCATTAAAATTTGATCCGGTCTTTCTTAGGGATACAAACTCCGAGATAACATCAACGATGTTCAGTGCTGATTTGATTCGCTCAAGTTCCTGTTTACTTATCATAATTATTCTTCATTAAACATACTTAGCTGCCTTGCCTCAAATGCCTCCTGGAGTGTTAGTCCAAAGTATTTAGAAAGCGCAAGGTATTCTGATTGCGTAACCTGCTTGCGGCCGTAATAAATATCCCAAAACCGCATTTGGTTAATTTCGACTTCACGATAAAATTCCCGTGTTGGAGAGAAATTCTCCGGATGCCGGAACTTAATACGCAACATCTCCTGTACCAAGTTTCGTTTGACCGTTTGCCCTACAACTATCTTCTTTCGATGCATAAATAGTTGTACGGCCAACGGTGATTTTCCAATATGCTTAGCCATCTCCTCAAGTGTTTTTTTACCTGCGTTTTCTCGCACGAAGCATTCTTCTTCTTGTTTCCATTTCCCATTGTTCATACGACTCTTTCCTCCATATTTGGGTAAAATCTTCATTAAACTCATATTCCGGATGCCTGTATATATACAGACAACAGAACTTTATAAATAACTCTTGATTCTCAGGTTGTACATCTGTAATATCATAGAACTTATTAATGCCTAGTTTTTCAAGGGCTGAATAAACACGGGCTTCAAATTTGCAGAATTCTTCCGTGCCGAGACGAGACAGATATTCATCAATCCAACCGCAGCCGACAATCTTATATTTCTCCAAACTTTCGTTCATATTACAGCATTTGTCTTTCTGATTCTTTCTGTTTATTAAATTCTACAATAGTCATCAGAGGTAAATCATATCGACGCTGTCTCACATTGGATTGCAAAGAAAAGCAACGACCAACAGCATCCCATCTGAATTTCTTCTCCTCAATGATCGTTCGACGATTACCAGAGATTGTTACTTTCTTAGGAATACTAACACGTCCCTCAATTTTACGCACGTCTTGAGAACCGTCAATATACACAACCTTATCAGCTATATAGCCACAAGAAATCATGGCTGTTTCAAATATTTCTTTTTTGTACATACTAGTTTTCAGTAGGAAATTGGTTCATCATGTGTTATTTCAGGGAGGGGAATTGTAGAACTGACTTTATTGGAAATTCTACAATTCCATTCTATTTCCACATTAGATATAGCTTCCATAATCTTTCCAAAAAGGCGAGCTGGAATTTCGTCGCAACAAGGGTCTATAAAAGATACACGACCTTTTTCATCTATACGATACCGCATTAAAAGTTGTTTACGGTCATCTTTTTTTTTCTTTTTACTCATAGTCTAATCAATATTTCTTATTTTATCTGCTAAATCCTTCACTTCCATTTCCCAACGAATCTTTTTTATAAGCCAATATGCTGGTCTGTTGGTTAGCCAAAGAAGTATATTCATCATAGTATTTTATTTCCTTTCTTCAAACATCCACTCTGACCATGACCACATATATAGCTCACGTGTACCACTTCCTTCATTATCTGTTAAAACATATTTTCCGTTATCACTAATATGTCTTACAGTAAGTTCCTCACCACAATGCTTTTGCATATTATAGCAAAATACATTCGTATCATTGTCACTTAGTACCAAACCAAAACTATCTTTATTCTGATTATACCACTCTATAGATTTGATACGAACTTTATCGCCAATCTTATATTTACTCATAACTTTGCAGTTTTGAAGGTTATTTATTCTGCCGAAGCTGCTTCAATGATGTATCATCGAAATATTCGCAAACCACATCATCCTGATTTGCACCAGATAGATGGCATTCACATAGAGCATCGCAATCTTCGCACTTCCGACTAAACTGTAAACGCAACTCATCAACATTGCATAGAATCCGTTCATAGATTTTATACATCAGTTCCGGTTCCTGCTTTTCGGGAGAATAAACGAATACCCGTTTACCTGCACCTGCCATCCATCCGGACTCTGTGTTAGCAGATCGTCCACATGGCAATACCATAACACAGATGTCAGCCCATTGCATTGCGTTAAAATCTGAATTGAAACCTGATTCAGCAACCGGATGCCTTAGAGCATCACGATATTGTTCAGTAGTCCAGTTCTGCCAATCCTTATCTATTGCGGACCACTGGAAACCTGTTCTCCCTTCTGGATTCTTGAAGTCATAAACTTCGTGCCCTAATTCACGGAGAACTTTTACAACTTCCTGTTGATACTCATTTCTCCAACTACTTGCTACATAAATCTTTGCCATATTACTTTTATTATTACATTTGGACTTATTTTTATTTGGATTAAATTAGCATTATTACTTCTCTTTCTTCATTTTCACCAAACTGCACATCTATGTACACCTGCTCAAATGTACCTGTAATAACATTGGTCGGTAAATTGCCATCTTCATCCGATGCTTCCCAGTCTTTTACTACTGCTACATTTGCAGTCGGATCGTATTGTTTCAATTCAGCTATTAGTTCTTTTACTGTCATTATAGCTCCTTTCTAAATTTTTATTGAATTATTCTATAAATACACTCAACCAATAACACGAAAAAAGTAATAA